AAAGTGATCCAGAACCACTTTACGAATAAAATTACTAAATTGCCTTAATAAATAAGATATAATCGCCATATTTTTGTGCCTTTAGAGAGGGTAAGTCAAGGTTTTAAGGATATTAGTATGACTTTTCAGAGTAACCCTCTGACGAGTGATATTATTGCACTTAAAAATGAAAATGCAATTGCTCGTTCAATAAGAAATATTGTATTTACAATACCTGGTGAGAAATTTTTTAATGAATCTTTTGGTTCGAATATTAACAAATCACTTTTTGACAATATTGACGAATTATCAGCAATTATTATTAAGGATCAAATTACAGAATCAATTGAAAACTTTGAACCAAGAGTTCAGTTAATTCGAGTTAATACTTTTCCAGATTTCGATAACAATAGTTTTGATGTAACAGTGATTTATGAAATTACTGGAGCTGATATTCCACCACAAGAATTACAATTTGTTTTGCAACAAACTAGGTAAACATGCCATTAGCTAATTACACAAACCTAGACTTTGGTCAGGTTAAATCAACACTTAGAGAATATCTAAAGGAGAACTCTAATTTCACTGACTATGATTTTGAAGGGTCTAACCTTTCGACCATTCTCGATGTTTTGGCATATAACACTTACATCACTTCATATAATGCGAACATGGTCGCAAATGAAGTATTCATTGATAGTGCGACATTAAGAGAGAATGTCGTATCATTAGCAAGAAATATTGGATATCTCCCAAAATCTAGAAAAGCATCAACTGCAAATATTAGTTTCTTTGTTGATACATCTAATATATTACCAGTACCAAGTACCATTACCCTTAAAAAAGGTATTATATCTACAAGTCAAGGTTCTTTTGGTAGACAGTCATATACGTTTTGTATACTAAACGATATAACAGTTCCTGTTGTAGATAGTATAGCATCTTTTAATGATATCTTTATATACGAAGGAAGTCTTTTAACTTCTAATTTTACATATAGTTCAAGAACTCCCAATCAAAAATTTGTTTTACAAAATCCAGGGATCGACACTAATTTATTAAATGTTACTGTTAAACCAAATCAACAGTCAACTAGAAGTGTAAAGTATAGTCGTCAGGATAGTCTTTTTGATATTAAATCTGATTCCAAAGTATATTACCTTCAAGAAGTTGAGGATGAAAGATATCAAATAATTTTTGGTGATGGTATTTTTGGAAATAAACTTCAAGATAATAACTTTGTTACTATTGATTATATTACATCTAATGGTGATGCTGGAAATGGAGTAAACCAATTTACTTTTGCTGGTAGATTGGTTTATACAAGAAATTCTCAAGAATATACAGTAACTAGTGGAATTTCTCTTCTAACCACTGGAATATCTGCATCTGGTGGAGAATCTATTGAAGGTGTAGAATCAATTAAGAAATTTGCACCAAGAATTTATGCTTCCCAAAATAGAGCACTGACATCAAATGATTATGAAACTTTAATTCCTGCTAGAATTTATCCCGAAACAGAATCTATTTCAGTTTTTGGTGGTGAAGAATTAATTCCCCCACAATATGGAAAAGTATTCATTAGCATCAAACCAAGATTTGGTGACTTTATACCAAATCTTATAAAAGAAAATATAAAAAATAAATTAAAGAAATATTCAGTTGCAGGTATTGTTCCAGAAATTTTGGATCTTAAATATTTGTATCTAGAAGTAAGTACTAAAATTTATTATAACTCAAATTTAGCTCCATCACCAGCATATGTTTCAACAATTGTTCAAAACAATACAACAAAGTACTCTGAATCTACTGAATTAAATAAGTATGGTGCAAGATTCAAATATAGTAAATTTTTAAAAATGGTTGACGATAGTCACGAATCGGTGACTTCAAACATCACAACTGTTGCAATGAGGAGAGATTTGAGAGTTGTTTTAAATACATTCTCAGAATATCAAATTGGATTTGGAAATTCTTTTCATATTAAAAATATGAGTGGATATAATATCAAAACAAGTGCATTTAGAATTGCTGGAATTCAGGAGAATGTATACTTATCAGATATTCCAAATACAAATAGAGTAACAGGTTCTCTTTTCTTTTTTACATTACCATCTATTGGATCGCAATCACCCACAGTTGTTAGAAGAAATGTTGGAACTATTAATTATGCAAGTGGAATTATAACATTAAATCCTGTCAATGTCTTAGATGCAAAATTAAAGGATGGACAACCTATCATTGAAATTGCGGTAACTCCAACTTCAAATGATGTTGTTGGATTGCAGGATCTTTATTTGCAACTAGATATAAGTAGCAGCAATTTTGAAATGATTGTTGATGATATAGCATCTGGACTAGATCCATCTGCTTCAAGTTATATTGTATCTTCCAGTTATTCAAATGGCAATTTAGTTCGTTCAGGAGGTCCAGATTCAAATACTGTGTCTGGGACTCCAACAGGAGGTTCTTCCACATCCACACCCACAACAACCACGCAGCAATCAACTACATCAACTGCTGGTTCATCAAATTCATCAGGTTCAATTTCATACTAAGAAGATAAAATCATAAAATGTCAGAAACTAGAGTCCAGTTTAATACTATTGTATCAAATCAACTTCCCTCATATGTGAAGGAAGACTTTCCACTTATTTCTGAGTTTTTAAAACAATATTATCTTGGACAGGAATATCAGGGTGGTCCAGTTGATCTTATTCAAAATATTGACAGATACATTAAATTAGATGAAACTACAAACTTATCAGAATCTGTAGTATTGAATGGAGATCTTGAATTTGACGCAGAAACTATAAATGTTGATCCTACACAATCTCCAAGTGGAACGAATGGATTTCCAGATTCTTATGGACTTTTGCAGATAGACGATGAAATAATTACATATACTGGAAAAACTACCTTTTCATTCACTGGATGTATTAGAGGATTTGTTGGAATTACTTCATATAGAAGTGAATTAAACAAGGAAGAAGTTGTATTTGAAGAAACGGAATCTGATGACCATAAAGATGACTCAACAATCAAAAATTTAAGTTGTTTATTTTTAAAAGAATTTTTATCAAAAACAAAAAATCAAGTTTTACCTGGATTTGAAGAAAGATCTCTATCACCTGAATTAAATCAAAATCTTTTTATAAAGCAAGCAAAAGATTTTTATCTAAGTAAAGGAACAGACATATCATTTGAAATTTTATTTAAAGCTTTATATAATGAAGATGTAAAAATTATTAAACCTAGAGATTTTTTAATTTCCCCATCAAATGCACAATATAGAATTACTAATGATTTAGTAGTAGAAGCAATTGAAGGAGATCCTGTAAATTTAAATAATGCCACATTATATCAAAATGAATATGGATTTGGAATTAACTCGAACAAAGCATATGCTCCAATTACAGATGTTGAAAAAATATCTGTAGGATATGGACAAACATTTTATAAAATTAGTTTTGATGGTGGATATAATAGAGATATTAATGTAGATGGAGCATCATATGGTGAGTTTACTGTAGAATCTTCTACTAGACTAATAGGACAAGTTTCCTCCGGTTCAACAGTTCTTGATGTAGACTCAACTGTTGGTTTTGGAACCACAGGAGAATTGCATGTAACATATAGTGACACTACAACTGGTGTTGTATCTTATACATCAAAATCTTTAACTCAGTTTTTCGGTGTTAGTAATTTAACAAGTACTATACTTGATGCATCTACTGTTGGCATTAATACATTTGCATATGGGAGATCTAATCTGAATCAAGATGAAATTATTAAAGTTAGAATAAATTCGGTTTTACAATCAATTAAAATACCATCAAACACAAGTGATTTGTTAAAAGGTGGAAAAATTAATGTAACAACTCTGGGAGTTTCTGAAAATAATAAAAAAACAAATAATTGGTTTTATAATTTAGCACCAATTTATAAAGTAAATGAAATAGAACTGAAAGATTCATCAGATAATACGTATAAAGTTACTTTAAATGTATCTCCTTTTATCAAAAAAGGTGATTTAATCAAATTTATTTTAAGTAATGGAACTGAAAAAGAATCATCAATTATTAAAATTTTAACTGATAATTCTTTTCTCGTTAGAGGTCAAGGATTATTAGATTTAAATTTGACTTATAAAATTCAAAGAAGAATTTTAAAAGGATCTTCAAATTTATTTTCAAATATAAAACTAATTTCTACTAACGTAGATAATGTTTATAAAAATGAAAACGAATATCTTGTTGCATCACCATCCATTCCGAATTATGATTCCTCGCCATTAGACACTTCTAAAAGGGAAATTACTTTTTCCGGAACATTTAGTGGCAATAAGTTTGAAATTTCTTCTGGTGGAGAACATGGATTCTATACAGGAGATTCTGTTTATTATTCTGCAGAATTAGTTAAAGAAAACTATATCGATGATTCTGGCAATTCTGCAACTAAAGTTGTTAGGGGAACAGGTTTATTTGATGATGGGTTATATTATATTAAAAGAATTGATGGATCTATCGTACAGTTTGCAAAAAGTAAAAATGATATCTTAAATTTAAATTTTGTATCACTGACAAATACAACTACTGTATCTGATAGCAAAATAGAACCATATGTATTTAATAATAAAACTTTAAAATCACAAAAACTACTAAGAAAGTTTTCAGAACCAATAAATGATGGATCTATTAATCAAACTGAACCAGGATTTACTGGAATGTTTGTTAATGGTGTTGAATTATTAAATTATAAGTCTAAAGACGTAATCAAATATGGTAAAATTGAAAATATTGAAATTCTTTCTCCTGGTACAAATATTGACGTAATAAATGTTCCAAATTTAATTATAAAAGATTCTGTTGGATCTGGTGCAACCGGATATGCAGCTGTTTCTGGATCTTTTAATGAAATTAGAGTTGTAAATTCTGGATTCGATTATGCAGAAACTCCTATCCTAAAAATTTCCGGTGGAAATGGATCAGGTGCTCTGGGCCAAGTTAATATGAAATCTATAAATCACAATGTAGAATTTTTTGCAGATTCTGCGTCAAATCAAGTTATTGTTGGCACTGGAGCAACTCAATCTAGAATTGGATTTTCAACATATCATAAATTTAGAAATGCTGAACAAATAATATATAAAACTTCAGATCAAGATGGTATACTTGGAATTGTAACTAATTCATTGTATTTTGTTTCAAAAATTGATAATACTACTGTTAGGTTACATAAAACTCAAGCAGATTCTATTTCTGGAATTAATACTGTATTTTTAACATCTTACGGTATTGGTAAGCACTCTCTTCAATCTGTTTCTAAAAAATTAGTAATTGATTCAGTTAATATTGTCAATGGTGGATCTGAATATGAAAATAAAAAAAGAACTGCTCCAGCATCCTCACTTGGTGTTAGTACAAGTACAAATTCTATTTTAATTGCAAATCATGATTACAGTTCTGGAGAAAAAGTAAATTATACATCTACCGGTTCCGTTGCTTTTGGACTTTCTGCAGATACTGAATACTATGTAACAAATATTGATGCAAATTCTTTCAAGTTGTCTCAAGTGGGATCTGCACCCGACACTGAGTTTTATTATAGAACAAGACAATACGTAGATATTAAGTCTGTTGGAGTTGGAACTCATGTTTTTAATTACCCTGATATTTCAGTAAGTCTTACTGGAAAAATTGGAATATCTTCAATTGGGTCTGAGACTTTTGAAGCCTCTCTACAACCGATTGTTAGGGGTGAAATAACTTCAATTCATCTTGAAAATTCTGGTGTTGGATATGGATCATCTGAGATTATTAATTTAGATTATCAACCACAAATAACATTAGATTCTGGAAACAATGCTCAACTCAAACCAATAGTCAATAACGGAAGAATAGTTCAAGTTATTGTTTTGAATTCTGGAAGCAGATATTTTTCAAATCCAGACATTAATATTATTGGTGATGGTATTGGTGCCGTTTTAACTCCTATCATCGAAAATGGATTATTAACTTCCGTCAATATAATTGAATCTGGATCTGGATATTCTCAAGATACTACATTATTGAGTGTTATTCCTTCAGGGTCAACACAAACTCTTCCCAAATTTAAAGCAAATATTAAATCGTGGAGAGTCAATTTATACCAAAAATATTATTCAAATTTCACTGCTGATGATGGTTTACTTGTCGATGGACAAACTGAATTGCAATATTCTCATGCATATGCCCCAAGAAAACTTAGGGAATCTGCCAATTCCGTAGACCAAGATGGAAACGTATTGTATGGAGAAAGTGATCTAAGAAAGGTTAATGGTGTTGAGCAAGAATCATCCAAACATTCACCTATCCTTGGGTTTGCTTATGATGGAAATCCAATTTACGGTCCATATGGATATAATAAGAGGACTGGTGGATTAGTATCTCAAATGAAGTCTGGATATGAATTGAATATAAGTGAAAATAGACCTCCAACTTCTATTTTTCCAGAAGGATTTTTCATTGAAGATTATACTCATTATGATGTTGTAGATGAAACTGTTCTTGATAAAAATAATGGTAGATTTTGTATAACTCCAGATTATCCAAATGGAACTTATGCATATTTTTTAACAGTTAACGATAAATTTTCTGCAACTTCTGGTGTATTTGACAAATATAGAGAACCAGTATTTCCTTATGTTATAGGAGAAAATTATCACTCTATTCCAGATAAATTTAATTTTAAATTAGAATCAAATCAAGATAATTATGATCTTGTATCAAATGGATGGAGAAGAAATACACTTCCACTTAATTTAATAGAAGGTGACTCTGAATATCCGTATATCTATATCCCAAATCAATTAAATCAGACTGCAGACATTGTATCAACAACTCCTGGTAAAATTTCTAAAGTTGGAATTGTAACAGGTGGTAACCAGTATAGAATTGGTGAAGAATTAGTATTTAATAACAATGAAACTTCTGGAAGTAATTTATCTGCAAAAATTAGTCGATTAAAGGGAAGACCTGTATCCAATATTAGTGTTGCATCTAGTATTCTAGAAAATGTTGAGTTTTATCCAGGAGAATCTAAAGGAGAATATTTGATCTTT